TAGGTTGGGATAGAGTATCTGCTGCAGCAGTTTTTCACGGTGGTTTAACTAGTCAAAAAATAAATAAGTGGTATAGGTTATTATTAACTATTAGTGTACTAGTGTGGCATTGGAAATAATACTAAATACGTAAGCTATTTTTATAAGTAGCTATAGCATTAGGGAGTACTTCTATGGCTATTAAGGCAAATCAAAATTATGATATACCTTTTAGACAACTATTTAGAATAAATACAATATTATAAGCTTACAAGTTACTTTTGAGGTCTGCATACTCTAGTATTTGTAATGCTGGGAGAAAGTCATGGATTCTACAAGAGAACTAGACCAAATTAGACGTGAAATGTCACGAATTGAAGAAAAAAGTTCGACAGCTATAGTTTCTATAGCTAGACTTGAGGCAGTTTCTGAGGAAAAGTTTACAAACATACTAAAATGCCTTGAAAATATACAACGAGATATGGACACGCTAAGAAATTCCATTTCTAGTTTAGAATCTATGGCATCTAAAGGTGAAACTTCTCTTAAAACACTTTTATGGGTTGGTGGCACAGTAGGTGCTATTACCACTCTATTACTAACAATATATTCATACATACCAAAATGAGCAATTTTTTTAAAATACCTATTGATAAGCTACTAGCTAGACTACCAACACCCGTGACTTTTAACGAAAGTCAGTGGGATATGATTAATGGTCTTAACGAAAAGCGTTTCTGGGTTCACGTAGCTGGCCGCCGTACAGGTAAATCCTATGCGGCGGCTATTCTTGCTTTTGCTAAACTACTAGAGCCTAAACAGCAGGTAATGGTTGTTGCTCCCAACTTCTCTCTATCTTCTATTATATGGGATTATGTAACTGATTTAATCAAAGTTATGGATATAGAAGTAGAAAAGTTTAACCAAAAAGATAAAGTAGTTAAGCTTATAAACGGTTCTATTTTTAGACTACTATCAGCTAACAACAGAGACTCTCTAGTTGGTCGTGCAGCTAATCTACTAATTATAGACGAAGCCGCAATCATACCTAATGATGAATATTTTATTAGAGACTTACGCCCTGCGCTATCTACATTCCCAGATTCTCGTTGTCTTTGGATTTCTACTCCTAGAGGTAAAGGTAATTATCTTTATTCTTACTATCTTCGTGGAAAAGATGAAGTAGAGTATCCTGACTGGGGTTCTGCAGTACATACTTGGAGATCTAATCCTAGACTTTCAGAAAAAGATGTTGAAGAAGCTCGTAAGTCTATGACTAGGGCATTATACTTACAAGAGTACGAGTGCGAGTGGACCACCACAGAAGCCCAAATCTATGAGTATATTAGCGAAGATAAGCATATCGGTGAATTTCAAACTAAAAAGTTTATTGAAGTTATTGGAGGCCTTGACGTTGGATATAGAGACGAAAATGTATTCGTTGTTATAGGCTTTGACGGTGACACATACTATATTATTGATGAATATATATCTAAAGAGTCTACTACTTCTGAGCTAGCAGGTATTATACTAGAAAAAATTGACGAATGGCGCATAGATAATATATATATTGATAGCGCCGCACAGCAAGTTAAAGCAGATTTTGCTTATGACTATGATATACATACTACTAACGCTATTAAATCAGTAAATGACGGAATAAACTTTATACAAACTCTTATAGAGCAAGATAAGTTACTATTCGATCAAGACGGCGGTAGCCATGCGTTCAGAGCTATGAGTGCGTATAAGTGGAATCCTTCTACGGATATACCAAAACCTGTACATGACTGGTCGTCACACCCTGCTGATGCTATACGTTATGCCCTATATACTCACCATAAGATGAGTAATATCTCTATTTTTAGCTAATCTAAAAAATATAATTGGACAGAGTTATAAAGTTAGGTATACTTATATAATGTTTGATATAAATGAGTATAAAAATCATATAGTACCGCTACAGGGTATCAAGGTATATGGTTTACATGTACCTTGGAATTTACAGATAATATAAGAAAGCATAATAAATGGCCGAACTAAAAAGAGAAGTCATTAAAATGGTTCGTGACTACATTAAAAAAGACTATAAACAGAGAGATAAGTGCTTTATATGTGGTCGTACAGATACATTAGAACTTCATCACCTATATAGTCTTAGTGAGCTATTTAATCAATGGTGCGTAAAAAATAGTATACGTAACATAAGTACTGTTGAACAAATAACTCAGTTAAGAGTTACTTTTGCCGAAGATTGCAAGGAGCACCTTGCACATGAGCACTTGTATACTCTATGTTCTGAACATCATAAGCGTTTACATAATATTTACGGTCAAACATACGTAAATTCTATGGCGCCAAAAATTAAAAATTGGATCGAGTTACAAAAGGTAAAATATGGCAACGAATAATAAAACTACTTGGAGAGAGTGGATTTCTGAAAAGCTAAACCCTGCGCAGCCATCTATAGCTTCGCTAGAGCCTTTTGCATCTCCAGAAACTATTGTAGACTATGAACAAGCATATAGAGAAATTGAAATTATACATCGCGCAATCGAGATGGTAATTAGTGCTTGTGTAGATGTTCCTTTATTAGTAGAAGGCTCTGGCCCTGCTAAAAAACTAAATAAGCTGCTTAATGTAAAACCTAATCCTTTTGAAGATAGAGTAAGATTGTTTAGAAGAGCTTTTCTAGACTATCATCTAGATGGTAATGCTTTTTTCTACTATGATGGAGAAAGCTTATACGTACTACCTGCTAATGACGTAGAAGTAGTACCAGATCAAAAAACTTTTGTATCTCACTATAACTATTTAGTTAGTAACCAGCGTTCTTCAGACTATTTTGGCTATTCTAAGCAAACTAGAAAGTCCTCAGCTATACGCTTTGAGGCGCACGAAATAATTCATGTTATGAATGAAAATGAACATTCAATATTTCGTGGTACATCTAAACTAAAGCCTATTCTTCGTTTAATAGAGCTTTACTACTACATGATAAATTTCCAGCGTCAGTTCTTTAAAAATAACGCATTACCTGGTTTTGTGTTAACAACAGATAATATTCTATCAAAACGCGTTAAAGAACGTCTATTAGAAGCATGGAGATCTACCTATACTACTATATTTGATGGTGCTCGTAATCCTGCTATACTAGACGGCGGTCTAAAAATTGATAAATTCTCTACAGTTAACTTTGATCAACTTGATTTTGAAGGTTCTATAGAGCGTATACAGCAAGATATGGCTAAAGCACTTGGTGTACCTTATGTTCTACTAAAATCTGGTAATAACGCTAACATAGATGCAAATCAAAAGTTATTTTATTTACATACTGTGTTACCTATACTAAATCAATTTTGTAGTGCTTTTACACATTATTTTAATACCACAGTACAAATTAGACCAGATAGATTATCAGTTCCTGCACTACAGCCAGATAATAAAACCCAAGCTACTTATTATGCAACTCTCGTGAATACGGGGCTTATCACCCCAAATGAGGCACGCGAAGGATTAAGATTTGCAAAACTTGAGGGACTTGATACAATAAGAATACCACAGAATATCACAGGAAGTGCAACAGATGCTTCCCAAGGTGGTAGACCTACGGACGGAGAACCTCCGCCCGCAAGCGAGGAAACAACTAATGGCCAATAAAACATTTTATTTAAATAGTTCTTTCGAAGCTAAAGCTCTAAAAAACTCAAAATCTATGAAAATCGCAGGGTATGCAAATACCACGTCTAAAGATCGTGCTGGCGATGTAGTTACAGCAGAAGCTTGGGCTAAAGGTGTAGAAAACTTTAGAAAAAACCCAGTTATGCTATATCAACATAAGCACGATTGCCCAATCGGACGATTTGACCAGATTAGCGTTGATAAAAAAGGTATATTTGTAGAAGGCACAGTCAGCGAAGCTGCTGAAAAAAATCATGGTATTCAAACACTAATCCGCGATGGAGCACTTAAAAGCTTTAGCGTAGGGTTTAGAGTAAAGAATGGCAAGTATAATAGTGCTGATGATACTATGCTTATTACCGAAGTAGAGCTACTAGAGATTTCTGTTGTAAGCGTTCCTTGCAACCAAGAATCTTTATTTAGCCTAAAAAAGAGCTTTGACTCTCAAGACGACTATCGTTCTTTCATTTCTACTTTCCCAGAAGCCTCTGAAGAAGAAAAGCGTATGATGCAAGGTATCAAAGCTGGATTTACAGATGTTTGTGAAGGACACTATCATGCTATTGAGCTAGATGACGAGGGTAATGGTGTAACAACTTATGCTTCTCATATGCAAAATCACGCTCATAAGATTATTAATGGTGTAGTACAAGAAGCTGACGGACATACCCATTGTATTTCTATGATTGGTGTACCTGTAGCTAATCCAGAAGAAGGTGATATGGTTAATGAGCGCCCACTATCCCCTTCAGAGCAAGAAGCTATGGGCAAGTCTTATAGCGATTCTAAAACTTCTGATAAACCTTATGACGAGGATGAATCAGATGAAGAAGATACTGAAGAGCTATTCACTGACGCTAATTATAGTATCCCATTTATTAATTTACTGTCTGTTGATACAGCACAAATTAATACTGGAGACCTTGTAAATTATAAAGAAAAATTCTATAAGGTAGTCGAATTACCAACTGCCCAAAGCCCAATCTTTAAATTTTTAGAAATTGACGCAAACGGTAAAGACTGTGATAATATTCTTAATGTGAGTACAGAACAACTTTCACAAATCAATAAAAATATAAAGACTACAAGTGAAGATAAAGTTTCCCTTAATAAAGAAGCGCTTCACGAAGATTCAACAAAGGAGAACGACCAAATGGCTGAACAAGTCGTAGAATCAATCGACCTAAGCACTGCTAAGGTTGAGGCCACAAAAGCCGCAGTATCATCTGTGTCAGAGCCAAAAGTTGCAGAACTAGTTGAAAAAACTGGTGAAGCTATTCTTAAAGAAGCTGATGCAAAAGATAAATATGGTGATTATACACCAACCGCTTCTGACGAAGTAAAAGAACTTCAACTACAGCTAGCAAAATATAAGGACGAGATCAAAGCTCTACAAAATAGCAAAATGCTATATGCAGAAAATTCTCGCACATCTTCTCAGTTCTCTGAGAAAGAAATGGCTAACGCTGTACTTCTAGCTAAAATGCTAAACAAGCGCGACGTTTTCGACACCAAGTATGGCTCTCGCATGAAAGCTGTTACTTCTGTTGATATGTTCCTATCTAATTTCTCTGCTAACATTTACACAGAAATGGAACAGCAACTAGTTATTGCTCCTATGTTTAACCGCATCCCAGTTGATGCAAAAACATTCCGCGTACCAGTAGCTGATGAAGATACTGATGGTGATGTAGCAATGTTCAAGTCTGGTACCTTTGCTACAGGCATTGGTGACCTAACAAACGTTCCAGTTTCTAATCAGAATACTATTGCATCTGTTGACTTCACACCACATAAGTTTATGGCAACAACTCACCTAGCAAAAGACGAAGAAGAAGATACCGTTCTTCCTCTAATCGACTTCCTACGTGCAGCTGCTACTCGTCGTCTAGCTCGTGCTATCGACAAGTCTCTACTACGTGGTACTGGTGCTCTAACAGGCTTCACTCCTTCTCCAACCAACTCTATTACTGCTGGTACAGGTTATGCTTCTGTTATCAAGGGTATTGCTGCTCTAGCTAGCTCTGCTTCTCTAACAGTACCAACAGGTTCTTCAACCGATAAGGCTGATCCATCTGATATCGCTGCTGCTCGTACTCTAATGGGTAAGTACGGTCTACAGCTAGGTAATGATCTAGTTTATGTAACTTCTATCGAAGGCTATAATAACCTAGTAACTACCTCTGATTTCCGTACAGTAGATAAGTTCGGTCCTAACGCTACCTACCTAACAGGTTCTGTTGGTGCTGTATACGGTATTCCAATTGTTATCTCTGAGTTCATGGATAACGTAGGAAGTTCCGGTAATCAGATCGGTACACTACTATACAAGCCAGGCTTCCTAATTGCTGAACGTCGTGGTATCGAAATTGAAAGCGAATACGAACCACGTCAGCAAGTAACTGCTATGTACATGAGCACTCGTTTCGACTTCAAGGCTCTAACTACAAACGCAAGTGCTGCTCTAGATACCTCTAAGTACTCTTATGCAGTTAACGTTATAACTGGTTAATTCTAACTTACAATAGTAAAGTTAAAGGGGGGAGGCGGTCACACGCCTCCCCTTATTCAATAAAAAGGTAGAGTATTATGACTGATAGATTTGAAGAAGATTTAGGCAAATACCCATATATAACACTTGCACAAGTTAAAGACTATTTAAGTATATCTAGTAATACTCAAGATGCTAGATTATCAAATATTGTCCACTATGCTACTTCTGTTATAGAACACTATATAGGTCAGGAAATTTTAGCTAATGACTATGTAGAAGTATTTGACGGAGGAGTAACATCCGTATTTGTAAGTAGATTACCTCTTAATAATGTTTATCAAGTAACTGAGTTTAATGGTTATGAATATAGTGTATTAACTGACCCATCAACAATAGGAACACCTAATAGTTTAGCTGATAATACACTAACTGTTAATTTCTATAATAATGCCCATATTACTGATCGTACTAAACGTTTCGGTTTAGCGTGTCTAGAACTAGGTACAGCTGACTATTTAGCTACTAATGTAGTACCAGATCATTTACATTTTGATGAAAGTAATTTTACTATTGAAATGTATGTGCGTATAGACGAAGCAACACTAAAAGATAATGTTATATTTTCACTTAGTACAGACTCTGCTAACTATATAGAACTAAAAATGGCTAATCAATATGGA